ATTTTTTTCTTTACTTCTGCTTTGTTATAGTGTATAATAAGTAATATATAGTTATGTTAATCATGAAGGAGAATGAATATGGGCTTTGTAAATACGAAACAACAACCTGAGATGATCTATAAAGCAATTAATTCTAAAACAAGTGATGATATTGAAAATATAACCAAATGGGTTAACAACATTAATAGAGATTTGGTCGATTCTGGATATGACAGGTATCAGGCTAAAGTAGAATTAATTGGTAATGCGGCTTATATTAAGCGCTTGTAATGAGTCTAGTACTGTGATGAGTTTAAAGAGAGCAGCAATGCTCTCTTTTTTTATTATAAATAGTTGACATATAATTAAACGGATATCTAATGGAAAAGTTTAACGACTTCATTACCGAAGAAAAGAATACACACATGACTCACATTGAGGACAAAGTTCTTTATGGTGGTGTTGATGGAACAAGACAAGCGATTCTTGCTCTACGTTCTTTAAGAGATATGCTCGGTGGTGTACACGAAGGTTCTGTCTCAGTTAAATGGGATGGTGCACCTGCAGTATTCTGTGGTCAAGATCCAAGAGATGGTGAGTTCTTTGTTGCAAAGAAGGGCATCTTTAATAAGAATCCAAAAGTATACAAGACAGTTGCAGAGATTGATGCCGATACATCTGGTGATCTGGCAACTAAACTAAAAGCTGCTTTAAAGTATTTACCCGAACTGGGTATTAAAGGCGTGATTCAAGGTGATCTATTGTTCACTGACGATCTAGGCGCTGACGTAATTAAAGGTGTGAAATATACTACATTTCATCCTAACACAATCATATATGCAGTTCCTTATGATTCTCCAGAAGCTAAGACTATTCGTAAAGCTAAAGTTGGGATTGTTTGGCATACTACATATACTGGTAGCACATTTGAATCTATGAAAGCATCATATGGAGTGAATGTATCTAAATTTAATAAATCGGTCAATGTCTGGTCACAAGATGCAATGTTGCGTGATCTGACAAAAATGACTATGAACAAGAAAGATACGGAGGAAGTTAATGAATATCTTAGCCAAGCTGGAAGCATTTTTAGCCAAATTGCTGGGTCGACCCTTAGGGAACTCGGTGCAAACGGAGAACTTGCCCAACACATCGAACAATATAACAACACCTTTGTCAGAGCCGGCACAATCATCGGTGACACCAAAAAGCACACCGAAGGACTCATCCGATGGATCGCAGCCAAGTACCAAAAAGAAGCCGACAAGCTCAAGACCGAAAAAGGTAAAAGTAGTCGTTACGCCAAGCGAGACCAGCTCCTCGCCTTCTTCAGCACCAAAAACAAAGAGAGTATACAAAAAGCGTTCGAACTCCAAAAAGTCTTAGTTCTTGCTAAACTAAAACTTATAAATACTCTCAATAAGTTACAAAAAGTTAATACTTTTGTTAAGACTCGTAATGGTTTCAAGGTAACTGGCGCTGAAGGCTTTGTTGCTATTGATACACTTGGTAGTGATGCTGTGAAGATTGTTGACAGGATGGAATTTTCCTATAACAACTTCTCAGCTGATATATTAAAGGGATGGGATAAACCAGGAAGATAAGATGGCAGAGAAAAAACTAGGTTTTAAAGATTTTCTAACGGTCGATGATGCCCCAGGCATGGACCCTATTATCAAAAAGAATGCAAAAGGCGAAGCTGTAGTAGACGAAGCACTGAACCCAACACAAAGACGTGCCCGTGGTCGTATTATGAAGCGGTTTAAATCTAAGATCCAACTCGGTGCTAAACGTGCTAAAATGCGTACAGCTTCTATGGATAAAATTAAGACTCGTGCGATGAAACAAGCACGTAAAATGATTTTTAAAAAAATAGCAAAAGGTGTTGACAAAGCAGATATGCCTTTTCAAAGAAGACAAGAGATTGAAAAAAGACTATCATCTCCTGCGATGAAGCGTAGGATACAAATGATCGCTGTTAAATTAATTCCAAAAGCACGGCGTGATGATATGGAACGTCACCAAGCACCTAAAGATGACGATAAAAAATGATTAATAAGTTCAGTCAGTTTTTAGTTGAAGAAGAAAAAGTGGTCTATTTTACCTTTGGTAGAATGAATCCACCTACTATTGGCCATGGTAAACTGCTTGATGTACTTGCTGCTAAAGCTGGTCGCAATCCGCATAAAGTATTTCTATCTCAGTCACAAGATTCTAAAAAGAATCCATTATCTTATTCGGATAAGATTAAATCTGTTCGTAAGATGTTTCCTAAACATGCTCGTAATATCATGGTTAGTAAAAATGTTAAAACCGCTATGGATATTCTTCCTACACTATATGATCAAGGGTTTCGTAAAGTGGCAATGGTCGTAGGCTCTGATCGTGTTATAGAGTTTCAAACACTATTAAATAAGTACAACGGTAAAGAAGCTAGACATGGCTTCTATAACTTTATGGATATTAAAGTGATTAGTGCTGGTGAAAGAGATCCAGATGCTGAAGGCGTTGAGGGTATGTCTGCTTCTAAACAGAGACAGAATGCCGCAGAGAATGACTTTACTACATTCTCACAAGGTCTTCCAGCAGCTATGAATACTAAAGATGCTCGTTCTATGTTCAATGCTGTTCGTAAAGGGATGGGTCTTAAAGAAGAAAAGAACTTTAAGAATCATGTAGCACTTGAATCAGTGTCGGCTCAACGTGAAGCATTTGTAGCTGGTACTCTATTTGGTCTAGGCGATTCAGTTGTTATTAAAGAAACACAAGAAGTATGTAACGTTGTAGTTCTGGGTTCAAACTATGTTATTGTCGAAAGGGCAGACGGCATGAGATTCCGTAAATGGGTAGATGCTATTGAGAAAATAGATGTGTCAGAAGCAAAAACTGACCGATGGTATAAAGAACAGCCAGAGTGGGGTACACCTGAGTCTACTAAAAAGGCTAAAGAGATGACTCCAGCACAAGAAGGTAGTAAACCTGGTTTGTGGGACAATATTCATGCTAGACGTAAAAAAGGTTTACCCCCTAAGAAGCCTGGCGATAAAGGCTATCCAAAAACTCTAAACATAGAGCAGACGGAAATGGATTCAGCACGTGCTACTATTGCTCGTGATAAACAACAAGCAACTAACATGATTGCTAGAGAAAAGAAAAAAGATCAACAGAAACATGATCGCATCCTAGATCAAGCTCGTAGAGCGATGGCCATGCGGAAGAATAAAGGAACTAACGTATGAAATCTTTCAATGATATCAGAGAAAACACCATCACAGAAGCAGTTGATTACGATAAGCTAAAGCAGCTTGCTCGTTACGGTCTTGTTGATAAATCAAATGTGACTAAACTTATTGCTGCTTTCAAGAAAATGGAAGATGGCAAAATTCTTCAACCTGCACAAAGAGAACTAATGCTCAATGTTCTTACTGATCTAACTGGTATTATTACTGGAGATAGTCAGATGTTTATGAAAGCCAAAAAAGCAGTAAGTGAAGAAGTCGAATCTATTACTGAGTTAACAGCTGAAGAAAAAAGACTTGTCAATACAATGTATGATAAGAAAGGCAATCTTACTGCAGTCGGTAAAAAAGTTATGGACCACGGTAAGAAAAACAGGTTCCCTCATAACACTAGTGCTTCTCAAGGCCAAAGAATGGGCGGCAAAAGCACAATGTATAGTGAAGACACTCAGATTGATGAAGCTAAACTATCACAACAACAGCGTGATAGACTAGATGATTTGATTTTCAATGTGATGATCACTGGTAATATCGAATACGATGGTAAAGATAACCCAACTAGACACTTGAAAACTATTGAAAAAGAGTTTGGTCCTAAAGTTGCTAAACAAGTTGAAGCTGGTATGGATATCAAGAATTGGGGTAGAGATAATCACTCTTCGGGTTTTCTGGATAGCCTGGCATACCGAAAAAAATCAAGAATCTCTGCGTCTGGTAAAATGAATAAACAAGATGCAGTAGCACTTGGAAAAAGAATCATGCAAGATAAAAGTTTTGGTGGTCTTACAAAAAAAGTAAAACTACCAGAAGACACACAGATTGATGAAAAATATGATACACCAGTAAAGAAAAAGCCTGTGTCGATGATGTCAAAAGCCGAAAAAGATAAAAATGATGAAAGACGCAAAGCATACAAAGACCACCAAAAGTCTTTAAGAAAAGAAGACACTATGGATGAAGCAATCTCTGGTGATCAATACTATTATGTTGATCCTAAAGGTGTTGTTGTTGCAGTGGGTAACAAAGACTCTATGCGTAAGATGAATATGAAACAAGCAAAAGATGGTAACAAGGGTGGTAGTTTTAGTCAAAACCGCAAAAAATATAAAGTAGGTGACAAGATTAATGAATCAGTGATTGATGAAGCAAGACCATCACAACGTCATCCTCTTGAAGGTCATCCTTATCACAAGAAAACAAATGCTGAACTAGAATATATCGGTAAAGATGCACACAAAGCTGCACAAGCAATGAAGAGTCATAATCCATCTGCTGAAGGTAAATATCTTGATCAAGCGAATGATTCTGCTACTGTTCGTCACTTTCGTAAAACAAGTGGCACGCCTGATTGGTATAAAAAGAAATACGGGCATAGCATGAAAGAAGATACACAGATTGATGAAGCACATCCTGCACAACAAATTTCAGTCTATAACCCTGATAGTAAAACGTATAGAGGTGGATCAAATAGAATACCAAACAGTAAAAGTACCAGTAAGTCGGACATCATTACAAAAGGAAAACGTGTAAATTTTCCGAGTGGTTCATATGAACCAGATCCACTTGCAGGCATAAAAAAAGAACAAATGGAGAAATTGATTAAGGATGCACTTGCTGCACTTACTGAAAAAGAAGCAACTATTTTAAAAGCAAGATTTGGTATTAAGCCATTCACAAAAGAAATGAATTTAGTACAAATCGGCAAGGTAATAGATGTTACTACTGAGAGAGTCAGACAAATCGAAGCCAAAGCATTACGCAAGCTTAAAAACCCTAAAATTAGTAGAAATCTTAGATACCTGTTGAAATCCTATGCTGAAGACACTCAGATTGATGAAATCTCAATGACTAAAATGGCTGCTTATGCTCCCAAAGCCGTCAAGTCAAGAAATGATGCCAAAGCGGCAACACACTCTGCCGATTCAAATAGAGTTGCTAATGCTAAGAAAGTTATTGCTAAACGTAAAGCTGGTGCTGATAACTACAATAAGAAAATGTGGGGCTATGGTAATGTAGCACCTACTAAAGAATCTGTTGAACAAGATAGTTATGAAAAAACAAAACAAAAAACTATGAAAACCTTTCCTAATGTTAAACATTTCACAAAATCTGGACATCCAGATTGGAAAAAACATGGCATTACTAATATTCCCACTAAAGAATCGCTTGATGAAATGGGTGCTTTTATGTCAAGCCCATTACCAACTCCAATGTCTATGCGTAAAGAACCATCAATGACGAAACCTTTGATGCTTACTAAAAAAATGAACACTGCTGCTACGCTTATTAAGAAAGCTGGTAATACACCAGTTAGCCCAAGAACTGAAGCTACATATTCTGATACTGGCTGGCAGAAACCTGAAGTTAAAAAAGATCAATCCGGTAATGTAATTAAAACTAAGAACGTTGCTAAGACATTGGCCAAATCTGGACTTAGAAGAACAAAAGACTTAGAAGCAGCCCAAAAAGCTAAATATCTTACTTTTAGTAAGGTAAAGAAATGAAAACATTCGAATCATTCCGTACCACTATCGTAGAAGCTAAAGATCCTGGTGAGTATGACTACGAAGGTGATATGGCTATTAGTCAGCTTAAATCTATTATGCGTAATGCAGAACATCTAATGGGTATGCTTGAGCCTAACTCAAATCTTCCTGAGTGGGTTCAATCTAAGATTACTCTTGCAGAAGACTATATTGTAACAGCACATAACTATATGATGGGCGAAGATGATTAAGTTTGCGTTATACGAAGCTAAAGATACATATGAATCCCTGGAGAAGAAGCTATTAAAAAAGGCTCAAACTATTCTTGCTCATAGTCGTCGTTCTCCAGGTCTTACTATGAATAGTAACGTGGCTTCGCAAAACGCACATGCGATGGATCTACTGATCTATCGTATGCAAGAACTAGAACCAAGTGACGCAGCGTGGAAACGCTTTTGTACTAAAGTAAAATGGCATCCTTCTTCTAAAGGAATCGACTTCTATGCTTAAATTTAGTAAGTTTATTGAACATTCAAACTGTGGTACACCAGATTGCTGTATGAAATGTGATACCGCAGTGAGTGAAGAAAAAGACGGTAGACTAAAAGCTGCTGGTGTTGCTGGATATAATAAAGCTAAAAGAACACCAGGTCATCCAACAAAGAGTCATATTGTTGTTGCAAAATCTGGTGATAAAACTAAAACTATACGCTTTGGTCAACAAGGTGCTTCTACTGCTGGTGATCCTAAAGCTGGCGAATCTGATAAGATGAAAGCAAAAAGAAAATCTTTTAAGGCTCGTCATGGTGCAAACATTGCCAAAGGTAAGATGTCTGCAGCATACTGGGCTGATAAAGAAAAGTGGTAACATTTATATTATAAATATTATTAATATCTGATGGGAATACTGGGAATAAAAAGAATGGCTATAGAATCGAATCAAAGCGCAAGACTAGACAGGATAGAGGATAAAATTGACAAGTTAGCCGAAGCTATGGTTGCTATTGCTCGTGCCGAAGAAAAACTTTCTGGTATGGAACAGAAGTATATGGCTCAGTATGACCGTATGAATAGGTTTTCTGAAAAGTTGGATACTATTGAAGATGCTGTGAGGGCCAATGCCTCAACTGTTATGATGATAAATAAAGTAATAGGCGGAGCAGTGATAGCTATCATTGGTGCGCTAGTAACTCAATACTTCATGTAAGGATAAAGAATATGAAGACTCAAGAAATAAAAAACATGGGACAAGCATATCTCTCTGTCCTAGAAGCTATGAAGAAAAAGAAAATAGATCCTGTCGATAAAGATGAGCTTAAAGGCGATCATAAAGATCGTAAAGATAAAGACATTGATAATGACGGTGATACAGACAAATCTGATATCTATAAAAAAGAAAATGGATACAGTTGATGCTGATGAACTTAAAGGCGATCATGAGGATCGTGACGATAAGGACATTGACAATGATGGTGATACAGACAAATCTGATGTCTATTTGCACAATCGTCGTAAAGCGATTTCAAAAGCTTCTAAAGGTAAAGAAGTAGAAACAACTGAATCAGTTGATGTTGATGAAGCAAAGAAAACCATTAGCGCTAAACAGATTAGACATGCTCTTTCTTCTGCTAAAGCTCAAGCTAAACCTAAAGGTGAAGTATCTTTGAAAAAAGCACCATGGGATGAGAAAAAAGAATCAGTTAAAGTAGAGTCTAAGATTTGGACTATCTTTAATCGTATCATGGAAAAAGCTACTCATGCTGGTAACTCTGATAAAGAAAAAGCTGATCAAGGTGCCAGTGGTAAAGACAAAGAGTTTATCAAGATGATGGGTGGACTAGACGGTCAAGATTCTGGTATTGATGGCGCTAAAGCTGCTCAACAAACTATAGATTCGATCAGAGCAAGTGGTAAAGTTGCAGCTAAAAGACCTGGTGATCAAGATGTTGGTGATAAGAAGATCGTTAAGTAGTATACTACCTCTACTGTATCTACAATACTATTATAACATGTTTTTTGGAAATGTCAAGTGTTAATATGCAAAATTTTGAATTAAGTGAAGAAAACTTGGAGTTGTACGCAGCTAAAAACTACTACAACCCCAAGTATATTGATATAGAAGAGTTTAGAGAAGATCTTAACCGATTCAAATATATTAAAAGACTACTTAATAGATACGAAGAAGGTGGAGAGTTATCTGAGCGTTTGATTTTAAATCATTTGATTGTTATATTTAACTCATTTGGCATTGACCCATCTTTGAAAATACTAGAACTGAGAATGAGCAGGTATCACTGGCCAATTATAAAACCATTTCTGATCTTTTTGAAATACATTCGTAATGATCAATACACAAAAATACCTATGGACCCTGTGGTAGTAGACGCTTTAAGGAAAATATAATGGGCATTATTAAAAGAGCTGGTGATTTAGTATACACCTTTAGATTCCTTAGGCTTCTTACAATGAGGTTTGAGGATACAGAAGCTTTTAAACTTGGTATTATTGATGCTGACGGTAAAAGATTAAAGTCGTATGAATTGAATACGATGCAAGAGCGTGAAGATTATAGTAACTACTACACTCCATTTCATAGACTTGTTTTTAATATAAAGAAACTAATGGCTAAAGCGCCTGGTGGTGGATCTAGACTTGCTTCATACGCAGCGGCTCTTTATCTCATCAAAGAGAAGTATAATGTCAATGTCAACAAGGCTATCAAAGAATCTGGTATCGATCCTTTAGATTTTATGACTGAGCAATCTCTATGGTTTGTTCTTGAAGATGGCAGATTAAGCCCTGGTACCTATAAGGTAACAAACGATAAAGTGTTGAACAATACATTAGAAGAAATGGTAAAGACTAAAGATACTATCAAAGTAAAAAAAGATTGTTATCCTATTGGTCAGATGTTTGGGCTAAATGTGTATGAAGCAACTCACATCAAAACAGGTCAAAATATATACGTAACAGTATCGGAGCTATCAGTATGAAGAAGCCAAAGAATGCAGCATTGGTTAGAGCTGGTCTAGTAGATAAAGCTATTAAGAATGTCAAAGAAGAATCACCAGCAACTTCTATTGGTAACAACTCTGTAGCACTACCACCGACTGTTAAACAGATCATTGTTACAGATAGACGTTTTCGTAAAGACAAAGCACCTAAACTTAGAAAGTTTGGTAAATGGATGAAAGACACAGCAAAGTGATTCCTAAGTTCTTAAGGTTTTATACAGAAGAAAGTACACCTATGTCTAAGCAACAGCTTAGTTCATTAGAGGCGGTATTGGATAAGGCTTTTGCAAAACTTGGTATCGATGTTGAGTTCACTAAACATTTTCTAGATCGTGTAAATGATGCAAGAAATAAAACACAAATAACTGCAAAAGAGCTTGCATTGCTTTACAAAAAAGAGTATATTAAATACGGGAAGCCTCTAGCAAAACTGCCAGATGGTGACCAGGGTGTTATGAAAGACCTTGAATCAGATATTAATATTCCATTTGTTATTAATGTGAATAGAAGTACTAAAGAAGTTGAACTGGTAGCAAAGACTATTATGCGGAAAAAGAACTTTACCACACCCAACAGACAATATACAGTTGAAAGCGCCCAACTAGAAGAAGGTATAAATGACCCTGCTATCTTTAAGGCAATATTCTTAGCGGGTGGGCCTGGGTCTGGAAAATCGTTTATAGTTGGTCAAACAGCACTGACCGCACTTGGTTTTAAACTTATTAACTCAGACAATGCTTTTGAAGCAGCGCTTGCCAAAGTTGGATTAAAGCCAACACCTGAAGATATCTACTCAGAACTTGGGCAGTCTACACGTGTAAGAGCAAAGATTATAACATCAAAGAAAATGGAACTAGCGGCAAACGGTCGTCTAGGTCTGGTCATTGATGGTACTGGTAAAGATTTTGGTAATATTAAAAAGCAAGCTGATGCACTTCGTAAACTTGGTTACGACATTGCTATGATCTTTGTGAACACAGATTTAGACACTGCTTTACAACGCAATAGGAAAAGAGTAAGAACTCTTCCTGATGATCAAGTGACTACTATGTGGAAAGACGTTCAGAAGAACCTTGGTAAGTTTCAATCGTTGTTTCGTCAGAAGATGTTTATTGTTGATAACTCTGAAGGCTCTAACTATCAAGGCGCCGTACTATCTGTATACAAGAAGATGGCAGCTTGGGCTAAAGCAAAACCCGACTCAAAGGGTGCTACCGCATGGATCAAAGCACAAAAAGCAGCTAGAAATATTAAAGAGGATAGTGATTTGTCACTAAAACGCTTTAGAAAACATGTTGATGATGTATGATTAGATTATATCTACTCATTTTTATTATTGGAACAATCAGTACTGTTGGTTATGGTGGCTACAGATACGTCACATCTCTACAACAACAAGTTATTACTCTTAGAGAAAATAACCTACAACTTGAGAATGCCGTAGCAACACAGCAAGAAACCATTGCCAGACAAGAAGCCAATGCTACTCGTCAAGCAGAACTTAATAAAGATTTAAATAACAAACTGGTAGCAGCCGAGTCTGGTCTTGACAATCTACGTAAAAGATTTACACAGATTGATATAAACAAACAAGCCATCGAAGATCCCGCTGACCTAGAAGTGAGAGTGAACAATGCCGTCAAAAAACTTATTGCTAAAATCTATTCTGATACTAGTCCCGCTGTTGCTCCTGAGTAACTGCGCTAAGATATTACCAGAACCAAAGATCATTACACAGACTGAGTATGTTGAAAGAAAGATTGACATACAATCTGCTCCAAAAGCAGTTGACTTTCCTAATGTGGAATGGTATGTTGTTTCAGAGAAAAATTTAGATGAGTTTCTAGCAAGAGTTAAAGCCGACAATGGTGCTGTGGCATTTCTTGCTATCACACCAAAAGGATATGAGAACCTAGCTTTGGGTATTGGTGATCTTCGTAGATATGTTCTACAACAAAAAGAGATCATAATCTATTATGAAAAAGCAGTAACAGCACCGTTACCAGAAAATAAATAAAATATTTGTCATTACATGGTTTACAAAGATCTAGGAATGATATATAATAGTCCAATCAAGACATAGTAGAGCACGGTATCATCCGTGCTTTTTAATTCCCGGAGCATTATATGTTATTCGAAGAACAGATTTCTCGTAAACCTGACCTATACCCATGGACAAAGAAATTCGTAGATGCCATCTGGCAAGGTTTCTGGACTCCAGACGAGTTCAACTTTCGTTCAGACTATTCGCAGTTTAAAAATGACCTATCTGCTGAAGAACAGCAAGTCGTTGTTCGTGCGTTGTCTGCTATTGGTCAGATCGAAGTTGCAGTAAAAACATTCTGGGCTAACATCGGCGATAGAATGCCGCATCCATCTATTCGTGATCTTGGTTATGCTATGGCTAACTCAGAGGTGATCCACAATCTTGCTTATGAAAAACTTCTTGATGTTCTCCATCTGACTCATGTCTTTGAAGAGAATATGAACGAGAAGGTTATCAAAGGTCGTGTTGACTATCTCCGTAAGTATCTTAAAAAGCAATACAAAGATGATAAGAAGCAATACATTTATTCTATTATGTTGTTCACTCTCTTTGTAGAGAATGTATCGCTGTTCAGCCAGTTCTATATTATCATGCACTTCAATCGTAATCGGTCTGTACTAAAAGACTGTGCCCAACAAGTACAGTACACACGTAATGAAGAAATGCTCCATGCCCAGGTTGGTATTCAGCTGATCAATACAATGCGTGAAGAGTATCCAGAATACTTTGATGCCGAACTTGAAGCACGTGTCCAAGAAGAATGTATCGAATCGCTCAAGGCAGAATCAAAAGTTATTGACTGGATCATGAGCGAATATTCAGTGCCTGGTTTGAATGCCGACATTCTAAAATCATTTATCTCTAAACGTATGGCTGACTCTATTGAAGCTATTGGTTTTGATAAGAGTAAGATTTATTATAATCAACATCACATCGACGAAACCTACTGGTTTGATGAAGAACTGCTTGGTGCCAACATGACTGATTTCTTTCAAAAGAGACCAGTTGAGTATGCAAAAGGCAAAGGTATTACAGCAGACGATTTGTTCTAGGGGGAAAGATGATAGACACAACGAAAAACTGGTGGTGGGCAAACGACGATTCAAGACTATTCTTGTCTCGTGGTTATATTGATGGTAATATGACTGTAGAAGAAAGAGTCCGTGAGATCGCCAAGACTGCAGAGAACATTCTTGAGATTGAGGGCTTTGCAGATAAGTTCTATCACTATATGAGTCGTGGGTTCTACTCGCTCTCATCTCCTGTGTGGTCAAACTTTGGTACTAAAAAAGGTCTACCTATTTCTTGTAACGGAGTCTTTATTGAAGACTCTATTGAATCAATCTTAACTAAGGTTGGTGAAGTAGGAATGCAGACAAAGATGGGCGCAGGTACCTCTGGCTATCTTGGTGCGCTTCGCCACCGTGGGGCAGAGATTAAGACCGGGGGTAAAGCAGACGGTCCTGTACACTATGCAAATATGTTTGAAACTACTGTAGATATTATATCACAAGGGAATGTTCGTCGTGGTTCTATGGCTGTGTATCTCGATATTGAATCTCCTGATATTATGGAGTTTTTGGAGTGTCGTGAAGAAGGTTCGTCTATTAAGAATCTAAGCATGGGTGTCTGTATCTCTGATAAGTTTATGACCGAGATGATTGAAGGTGATGCTGCCAAACGCACCGTATGGGCACGTGTACTACGTAAGCGGCGTGAGTCTGGCTATCCCTATTTGTTTTTCTCTGATACAATCAATAACAACAAACCACAAGTGCTGAAAGATAAAGAGCGTACAATCTGGGCATCAAACCTTTGCTCTGAGATTGCTCTACCATCATCTAAAGATGAATCGTTTGTATGTAACCTTGCATCAATGAACTGTCTTACTTTTGATGAATGGCAGCACACTGATGCAGTAGAAACAATGATCTTTTTCCTTGATGCTGTCATGGAAGAGTACATTGAAAAAACTAAAGATGTACCATTTATGGAATCATCACATAACTTTGCTGTTCGCTGGAGAGCATTAGGTCTAGGCATTCTAGGTTGGCACTCGTATCTACAGGCTAAGATGATACCGTTTGAGTCGTTTTCTGCTCAAATGGAAACTGTTAAAATTGCTAAATTTATTGATGACCGCAGTCTTGCTGCATCTAAAGAACTCGCTATTGAATATGGCGAACCAATAGGGATGCTAGGCTATGGACAAAGAAATCTTACGCGCTGTGCTGTGGCTCCTACTACTAGTTCAAGCTTTATACTTGGTCAAGTTAGCCCTAGTATTGAACCGTTGGCATCGAACTACTTTACCAAAGACCTCGCGAAAGGAAAGTTTACATACAAGAACCCGTTTCTTGCGTCGCTACTTGCATCAAAAGATAAAAACACTTTTGACGTTTGGGAAACAATCCTAAAACGTGGTGGTTC